TCCAAACCAACGCAGTCTTTAACTAATGAGCACATCAACAGCAATCCGTTATTGGACACCCAACGACCAGCGACAGTCTAGGCGTATCACGTTCAACACTTATCAGAAGGCGTTGGACATGCTGACATTCTATCAGGGTGCAGGTATCAGGTGTGAACTCATCGCACCTGGATTCTAACATGACTAGCAGACAACTCGCTAAACTTGCTAAGAAATTAGGATGGGTGCTTACACGTCACGGCAGCAAGCACCACATTTATTCTCATGAGAATACAACAAAGCAAGTCACGATCCCATATAGCACCCGTGATTGGGCCAGCGTCCTAATCAAGCGACAGTTACAGAGTGTAACGCTATCTTGATTCATTCACCCACATCCTCTATAATAGGAGTATGAAAAACATCTTTCTTACTAACGCCGCCGCCCGTAAAGATCCAGCAGTGATCGCAGCAATAGCAGCAATCCTAGAACGCATAGAGCGTACGGGATCGGATGAACTTCCAATTCCTGGTTGCCAACCTCACACCCGTGAGATATCACCAGTCAATTTCTTACAAGATGTCATGGACGACTTAGGCGATCCACGGTTCTAACAGTCTAACACACCCTGTCCGATATGACAGGGTTTTTTTGTGGGTGCGGTGCGTGGGGGTTCGCCGAGTGGGACTCCTAACCATTTGAAAGTCTACAAAAGTATCCCAACGAGATATAAATATTTCTGCGAAATTGAATATTCAAAACCTTGATTTTGAAAAAAATTTTCCAGCAAAAATTTGCCCTAAAAACCTGAGTATGATATAATGGAACAAACAAAAGATGAAATCGCACATCAGCAACTCTTGGAGAATCCGAAGTATGCTGTACACGTGCATGATAGTCAAATTAAACGGATATCCGAAGTACTTGAAGAACTTGCAAGTAGAGTAATAGCACTTGAAGACAAACTAATAGACTTGGATTTAAACGTAAGATTCAATAAAACACCATCCCCCGATGGTCCGCCCGAACCACCTTCAGGAAAAGACTATGGAACAACAACGTAATATGGAAGACATCTTAGATAACTTTGAAGAATTCTGTGATAACTTTGAGTTCTCAGCAGCAAAACGATTTTCAGGAATAGATAATGACTCAAGAGAACCAATTAACAATGCAGAAGTGCAACGAGTTACTCCAACAGTTGTCAGAGAAGTTGACGATGGTGGAACAGAGGGTGTCAAATTTAGAGTACCCCCAATTGATGTACAAGCGTCCGAAATCACAGAGTCATGAAGAGATTGCTGAGACACTTGACTATCTACATAATTCAGTAGAGGAGTTGAAGAAATGGCAGTCCCAGGACCAATAGCAACATCTGGTAGTCCAGTAGCAACAGGACACCTATGTGCAGTTACCACTACACTCAATCCAGTAACATGTTCATTAGATGTTATGGCAGGTGCTAAAGGTAATCCTATTGACGTTGGTAAGAATGTTGCTATGATGGGATCAACGACAGTACCACATCTGGCAGGTGTACCTCCAGTATGTGTTGCACATATTGCACCAGTTACCACAGGTATTCCAACTGTTTTAGTTAACAAGAAACCTGTGGCAGTAAGTGGAAGTTTATGCGACTTGGGTACGATCACTGGTGGAATACCCTCTGTGATTGTTGGTACGAATGTATCAGGATTGTAAGGAATTGTTTCAATATCATGATATTAATATTATAATGCCCCCGTGACACATATATAATACACTATATTATTTGAATTTAATTCATGGCTATTATGACTGATGGGAATTACATTCCTGCAAAACCTAAGACAACTCGTCAAGGGATGTCAAAGAATACGAAGCTTAGTGCGACAGCACGAAACGGGCGTAAGAAAAGATACCGAGGACAAGGGAGATGACTAAGACCTCTCCAAACCCCGACTCCGACCCGAACGCCGAAGACTCCGAGATGATTACTGTATTTGGAAATGAAAAGTTTAAGCAAGTTATAAAGTTTGGTATACCTATACCAGACTATTATATTGCTGAAGATGGTACTCCTTTAAGTACTAGAACTAAAGCTGGGAAAATTCTTAAGAAATCCCCCCGATCAAAAGGAACGAATCATAAGAAAAATACCCATGTGTATCCCCGAATGAACTGTACTGTTGCTGAAGATTGGGGTCCAGATCACTTCCAATACTATAAAGATAATCAAGGTGCTAGACATATTACTGTAGACCTCCATAGAGCAGTCATGGATGTTTGGAGACCTATTGATAAGTATCCACCTGATCGTTTAGCAGCTGATTGGGATAAAGCACCTGAATCCTTTAAGCAATGGGTAAGAGAAACAGTTGTAGTTGATCACATAGATGACGATACAATGAATTGCGATGTTACAAATCTTAGATACTGTACACCTAGACAGAATTCTCCTAAGATTAAACAAGCAGAAATGAAGCAACAAAATCACGATGGATCTGGGTGGATTATTCATAAAAAAGAAGATGATGAAAACAGACAAAAGCGATGACTTCATTAAGTCTGGTAAAAGACTTATAACTGATCAAGACTCAGATAAAATTCTATCTGATATCTCCAAACATAATGTAACTAAAAATAATGCTAGAATTTCAACACAGGACAGCGAATCTATTTCCGACCTTTCTCGTTGAGTTTAAATTAGAAGATTGCGAATCGTTTAATAAATCCGTAGCAGAGTATCTCTATGCGGAAAGAGAAAAGAATCCAAACCCAGAGAACAACTATTCTGCGAATGGACCCCATGCATGGCACTCTGAGAAGAATTTACACCTTCTAGATGAACAATGGTCTATAGACTTATATAATCTTATTATTAATAGTTCATCAGTGTATGCTAATAAGCAAGAGATTCCAAAAACTGCTTATATTGAGTGTTGGGGTATGATCTTACCATATGCTTGTTATTCAAACTACCATACTCATCCTGCATGTAATATTAGTGGAACATATTGGGTACAAGTACCAAAAGAAATGGTAGGTGTGGAAGAAAAGGATGGGGATACAATAGGAGGAAGGTTCTGTGTACCTGATCCTAGAAGTGGTGCTTCAGCAGGATTGGATGTCCTACCAACATTTGCTAAAGTACCTGTACCTGGTCATGGTCTAACATTTGGTAGTTGGATGCCACACTGGGTTGAGAGTCATTATTTTGAAGAAGATAGAATTGCATTATCATGGAATCTTACATTGGGTAAAGACATAGGAGATGTTAAACAACCAGAAAATCATTCTGATAGAAGAGTCAAGAAAATCATTACACCTCCAACAACTCCGCAGAAAATAATTTTATAATCGCTAAATACTACTGACTTTGTATATTGTCGGTAGATGACGACCAAGTTGTCCTTTAAGGATATTAATATTACATTTAAAAAGCATCCCGTTACTAATGACTTAGTTGTTAGTAGGGATGCTTCTGCTATTAAGCAAGCATTAACTAATTTATTGCTTACTAATAAAGGAGAACGTCTATTTAACCCAAGATACGGATCAAATATAAGAAACTATCTATTTGAACCACTAGACTATGGTACTGCAGCTCAAATACGTACAAATATTGTTTACACTATAAACAAATTTGAACCAAGAGTAGATTTGGAGAATATTGATGTATTTCCAAATTTTGATGATAATGGCTTTGAAGTTGAAATGGTTTATACTATAGATGGTTTAGATACTCCACCTACTGCTGTAGAATTCTTCCTTGCAAGGACTCGCTGATGCCATATACTCAACTAAACAATTTAGATTTTATTGATATCAAAACGACTCTCACAGAATATATGAGAGCACAAACTGATTTCACTGACTACGACTTTGAAGGGTCTGCAATAAGTCAAATCCTTGATGTGATGGCGTATAACACGTATTACACCGCCTTCAATACGAATATGGTGGTCAATGAGTTATTCCTTGACTCAGCAACTCTCAGAGATAATGTAGTATCATTAGCAAAGCAGTTGGGGTACTCTCCTAAGTCTGTTACTGCACCTACTGCTAGTATTGATTTAGAATTGACATTCACTCAATCTGCACCAGCATCTGTTGTTTATAAAGCTGGTAGTGGGTTTATAACAAATTATGATGATACTTTATATCGTTATGTTTTAAATGAAGACTATGAAGTAATTGTTGATAATAAAGTCGCTTCATTTACTGATATGAAAGTATATGAAGGATCTTTGATGAGAATGAGGTCATCAGTTGATCTATCAATAAAACAGAAATTCCTTATTGATAATTCTTCAGTTGATACTAATACAATACAAGTAAAGGTATACCCTACTGCATCTTCTATTGTTTTTGATACCTATAAAGTATCTAATAATATATTAGATGTTGGTGCTGATGATAAGGTATTTTTTATTAATGAACAAGAAGATGAGAATTACGAGATCTTCTTTGGTGACGGTGTTTTGGGAAGAAAATTAGAAGATGGTGAGGTAGTTGAAATAAGTTACATTATAACAAATGGTGATGCTACTAATGGAGCAAATCTGTTCAAGTTTAATGGAATATTACAAGATGAGAATGGTAATGTAATACAGCAACCATTTGCTAATTCTAATTTAGTTACTAAGTCTATTGCTTCTGGTGGAGCACAAATAGAAAGTATTGATAAGATTAAATATAATGCTCCTAAGTACTTTGGTTCACAGAATAGAGCAGTTACTGCAAATGATTATAAAGCAATTGTTAGAAACATATATCCATCAATAAGTGATATTATTGTATTTGGTGGAGAGGAACAAGAACCACCTGCATATGGTAAAGTCTTTCTTTCTGTAAAACCTACTGAAGCAGCAAGCTTGTCTTCTTATACAAAGAATCAATTGGTTAAAGAGTTGAAACAATATACTGTTGCTTCAATTAAACCAGAATTTATTAACCCATCAGTTTTATATGTTGAATTGAATAGTAAAATATATTACGATGGTAATAAAACAAAATTAATAGAACAAGAAGTTGCTGCTAAAGCTGCAACAGGAATAACAGAATACCTTAAAACTTCTAATACAGAGAAATTTAACGGAAAGTTTAGGTATAGTAAATTTATTAGTGTCATTGATAATTCTAATACTTTTATTAATTCAAATGATACTGATCTTACTATGAGGAAAGATTTTATAGCACAGATAAATTCATCCTCATATTATGAAGTATGTTTTCAAAATCCATTCTATAACGATTGTGATAATTCTGTCGTTCATTCCACTGGGATGACTGTATTTGAATATCCAGAATATACATCATATCTAGAAGATAGAGATGGTAAAATAGTCCTATATAGACTAGATTCCACATCTAGTGAAAAAATCTTATTGAATGATTCTGTGGGAACAGTTGATTATGATAAAGGTGAAGTTCAATTATATGACTTTACTATTTTAAAAGGTACTTATTCTGATAATCGTATTGAGTTACGTGTTAAACCTGCTAATAAGGATATTGAAGTTAAACGTGAGGCGTATCTAGATGTAGATGTGTCAAAGAGTAAATTTATTGCATATAAAGAGTGATAAAGACTGCAAATAAGATCTCATTTTTAATTGAGTCTCAATTACCAGATTTCATAAACGAAGAGTATGAACTTTTTAGTAAGTTTATACAAAAGTATTATGAGCAGTTAGAGATTCAAGGACAACCTTTGGATATTATTAGTAATATCCAGAATTATCATAATATTGATTTTTACGAAAATGATATATTAAAACAGTCAACTAAATTGGTTGGAGTACTTAGTGATGCAGATCCTTTAATTATTGTAGAAGATGCTACTTCATTCCCAGAGCAAGGTGGATATATTAAGATAGATGATGAGATATGTTTTTATGCTAGTAGAACAGAGACGCAGTTTTTAGATGTAAGTCGTGGTGTAAGTGGTAATACGACTTTAGGAGATTTATATAATAAGAGTAATTTTGTAACAACACAGGCTTCAACTCATTTAAATGGAAGTACTGTACAGAATATTAGTAACTTATTTTTATATTCTATTATAAAAAGTTTTGAGAAACAATATCTTGCAGATTTTCCCGAAGCATATTTGAAGGAAGAGATTGATAAGAGAACTTTAATAAAAAATATAACGAGTTTCTATCAATCAAAGGGTACTGACAATTCAATTAAATTCTTATTTAAGTGTTTAATTAAAGATGATCCAAATCCTTCTGTTTCATATCCTAGAGATTTCACAGTTAAGTCTTCTGATTCTAATTGGATCAATAACTATTCTCTCAAGGTAAAAATTGTAAATGGTAATCCTACTGATTTAATAGGTAAAAGGATAGTTCAATCTACTGGTACACACGCTTCTGCTATAGTTGATAATGTTAGATATTGTGGAGAATTTGATGGTGATGATTTATATGAAATAATTCTTGCAGAAGAATCTGTAAATGGATATTTTTCTATTGCTGCAAAGACAAAATTAACACAGGATGTCACGGGATTAGATACTGTTGGCAATAGAGTAAATGTATTCTCTACTCTTGGTTGGGATAAAGAAGGAGAATTTTATATTGGTGGTGAAACATTTACATATAAGGAGAAGAATGTAAATCAATTTGTTATATCTAATAGAACATCTAATGGTATTCATTCAAATGGAACTATTGTAACATATGGACATACTGTATCTGGTTCCAATGTAAGTCTATTAGTCTATGGTGTTTTCTATGGAGTTGAAAACTCTGATAGTGTACCATATTCAAACATTGGTGATAAGATTGATATATCAGAACCAGGATTCACCACTGATGACACAAGAATATTTGATTCACAAAATAATAATAGATGGCAATTGTATGGTATTTCACCTGCTGTTCCTGAATTAAATTCTAATGTTTCAGCAATATATGCTGATGATGATTCTTATTATATTGCATCTTCAGGTTGGCCTTCTCATGTTATAGGAGCAGGTATATCAACAGATGGAACTGATCAAAGACATTTAAAGATTCTTAGAAAAAATCCAATCACTACAACTGAGTCTTATGAGACTAAGTATAGAGATATTGGTATTGCTACTAATGGAATCCCATTCTTAAGTTATAAGGATGAGGATGTTATTTATAGTGGAGAACTGCAAAATATTACTGTAAACACTAGAGGTACTGGTTACGATAGTGCTCCTTTTGTATTGGTAAACAGTACTCCTAATATTGCACGTGCAAAACTTGCTGGACAAGTTGTTGAATCTGTAATAGTTGATGTTCCTGGTAGTTATGATGCTACTCCAACAGTAGAAATTGTATCTGGTAGAAATGCTAAAGTTACTGCTGTTGTTACTAATGGAGAAATAACTAGTCTTACTATTGATGATCCTGGTGAGTATTATTCACATGCACCTACTGTTATTATAGCAGATAAAGTAGGTAAAGGTAGATATGCAAAGTATAATGCAGAAGTTTCTACTTCTGGTCAAATTACTGGATTTACAAAAGTAACTGGTGGAACTCTTTACACAACTGGTAATATTGTAGTTGATATTATTCCTAATGGATTTGGTTCTACTGCAACTGCATCTATAAAAGAATGGAGAAAGGATAGGTATTATAAGAACAAGATTACCAATTCAAATTTAGATTTTGATAACGGATATAAGTTTGATAATATTGTTTCTTCTAAAGGACATGGATATGCTTACTATGCTTCTCCTTCAACATTAAGGGCAAACGATAATGGAGCACAGCACTCACCTATTCTAGGGTTTGCGTATGATGGAAACCCCATATATGGTGCTTATAGTCATACAGATCCATTAGATGCAAGTAGTAATATTGTAAGGATGGTTTCTAGTTATTCCTTGAATTTATCAAGATTAAATGGACCATCAGAAGATGCTGCTAATCCTTTAGGTTCTTTTATTAATGATTATACTTATATTACTGGATATGGAACATTAGATCAAAACAATGGTCGTTTTTGTGTTACACCAGAATTTCCTGATGGAACATATGCATATTTTGTTACTGTTAATAGCTCAAACCAACCTACATTTCCATATATCATTGGTCAGAATTATTATTCATTACCTGTAGATTCAAATTACAATTCAGAAATTTCTCAAGATGATGTACCAGTCAAAGCTTCTAGATTAAGAACTGGTGGTATTGATAAGAATGGAGATTTAACAACTGCTCAAATTGCCGAAGTAACTAGAGGAACTGTATCATCTGCTACAATTGTTAGTAGTGGATCTAATTTTTCTGTTGGTAATGAATTAGTTATTGAAAATAGTGATGGTGAAGGATCTGGTGCTGCTGGTGAAGTTTCCTTTGTTAAAGGAAAATCAGTATCATCATTACAATCACAATCATCTAAGGTGCTTCATTTTGATCTTAGTAACATTGGATATCTTTTTGCTGGAGATACGATTACACAAGCAAATACTGGTGCTACAGGAATATTGATTGGTGATGTTGTATCTGCTAAAAAATTAGTACTAAAGAACGTAACAGGAACATTTAATAGTACAGATGTACTATCTTCTACTACAGAAGTTATTTCCTTAATATTAGATAAGAGTTCTTCTTATACCAAAGGAGCTATAGTAGTATTAGAAGATGGTATAGCTCTTGAACCTGTTGCTAGAGGAGAAGTTTTAGAATCAACAACAAATAAGAATAGTGTAAAATTGAAAGTTACAAAAACAGGGTTTATTCCTTCTAATACTTTGTTTTTATCAAGCGAGAATTTAAATGATACTACTGGATCTAAGATATTTTCTATTGTACAATTAAGTTCAAATCTATCAATATTTAATATAACAGATAATGTAGCTTTACTTACTACTTCTGCATCACATGGTGTTAATGTTGAAGAAGATGTAGTTGTTGACATTAATCCAGATGATAATTTAACAACCACTACTTATTATGTACGTAGTAGAATATATCAAGAAGTAACGCTCAAGAACCCAGTCATAGCAAGGGTTCTCAGTGATACAGGAATTGGAAGATCTGAAATTCTCAACAGTGGTGCAAATTATACAAATGATGTTTATGATGATATCGCATTATCTGGTGGAACAGGTAATGGTGCTAAAGCAACAATCACAGTTGAGAACAATCTTGTAACAAAAGTAGAGATAACTGAAAAGGGTACTGGTTATGAGAAATTTGATCTTCTTACTGTAGGAGATACAGATTTAGGTAAGACTGATACAAGTCAACCAAGGTTAGCAGTTCGTGTTGATCATGTTGGATTCTCAGTTGAGAATTCCAAATTAAATCTTGATAGTGCTCTAGATATCAAAATTAACGATCATCTCATAATAGGTGATGAGATTGTTAAGGTAGAAGGTATTACACAAAACACTGTTATAGTTCAAAGAGGATCTAATAAAAAGGATCATTTTGATGGTGCTACTGTTGAGATATATGATGCAGGATATAATCTTTCTAATGGTTATAAAATTAATACTACTGGAATTGTCAGTGAAGATGTTAATAATGCAATAGTTTTATCATATGATTCATCATCACAAAAAGTAGTTTTTGTTTATGATTACAATCAATCATTAACAAGTATTGATTCTCTATCATTAACATCTGTATTTTTTGATGAAAGTACTCCATCTACTAGATTGGTAGAAGTTCAAAGTTATTCTAGTCCACAAGTATATTTTGAGTTTTCCACAGATGGAACTACATTTACAAGAAATCCTATAATTGATATTAAAAAGTATTACAAATATAATTTTGATGTATCACATACATCAATGATAGGTAAGAAATTTAATATTTCTCCTAGTATTAATTTAAATATATCCACTCCTGAAGTAAATGATTCTAATAATATAGTTGACTTTAAGTTGGGATTTGGATCAAGAACAGCATTAAACACTTATACTAAAAAGCAAGAAATATATTATAGTAAGTATTACTATTATGATGAGAATAATCTTATTTCCAATGAAGGATCTTATCTTAAGATAATAGAAGATCCTTTACAAGGATCTAAAAAATCTCTATATGTTACATCTACTGATATAGTATATTCAACTGGTATAAAAGCACCTCATGATGGTAGTGGAACTATTTCATATATTACAAATTCTCCGTTTGCAGTAGGTGAAATAAGTTCAATTAATATTACTAATATTGGTATTGATTATAATAAAATTCCAATAGTAACTGGTATCTATGATAATACTAATACTATTAATAAAGATGTAAAATGTTATCTTAATAGTAATGATATTGGTATTCCAACTAGTATAAAAATTCTTAGTAATGGTGGATCATATCACAATGATTCTTCATTACAATCTACGTTTAGATCTAATTATGTTTTCATAGTATCTGAATTTAATAAAGATGCTTTTGATGTTGGTGAGACTGTGGTACAGACATCAGGATCGGTTGAAACTGCAAGAGGAAAAGTTAGTTCTTGGAGAGAGGGATCTAACATTTTACTTATTGATAATATAACAGGTATTTTTAGGAAAGGTTTACCTATTGTTGGTATTGCTAACAGAAATGTTGCAATGTTAGATGATATTAAGTTTACTGAATTTACTCCTATTATTAAAACTTATTCTGATAATCTTGGTTACTATGAATCTGATTATGGTAAAATAAGTGATGCAAATCAAAAAATACATGATTCATATTATTATCAAGATTATTCATACTTAGTTAAATCAAAAACTCCTATTGAAAATTGGAGATCTTTAATTAAAGAGACCACTCATCCAGCAGGGTTCCAGTTATTTGGTGAAGTATTAATTGAATCTTCTGGTCAGTCAACAATGCCAGGTAATACTAGTGTTAGTAGAGTTAGTATTATACAAGCATGGAATCCAGAAAATAATAAAATTACAGTACAGAGTACTAAGAGACAGATTACTCAAAATATTGTAATGATGAAGAACCTTAATGTTGAAAAGGGAGTTGGTTCTATATCTCTTGATACTGCGAGTGTTTCTGAAATCAGTACTGGTAATGTATTTTTAGATTCTGATTTTAATGGATCTCTTACAAACAAAGGTAATCTAGAAGGAAGAACAACATTTACATTAAAAGACAAAAAAGGTAATGTATTAAAACCTTATAATGAACAATCCTTAATTATTACTTTGGATGGTATATTACAAGAACCTGGTGTTTCTTATACTATTTCTGGAGATCAAATAACTTTTGCACAACCACCATTAGGTGTAAGCTTTAAGAACCAACAAGAAATACCTGGTGTTACTTTTTATGGAAAGATATTTGAATTTAAGAATGATACTTTAAATGCAAAATATCTTAAAAAAGTTAGAAATATTTTCCAAAGAACTGGAACATGGATAGATGCTGCTAATCAGCTTGAGATGAATAGAACATTTATTCAAGAAGAGACTCTTGGGTATATTAAAAATAAGTATCCAGTGTTATCTTGGGGATCTTTACAATCTAAGTGTATAAGAGATATAGGATTGTTTATTGATGCTATAGCACATGATTTAAGATTTGGTGGAAATGAGAAAACAATTTTAGCTGCTGAATCTTATTTTACAAATGAGACTTTGACATCTTTAATAGGAGATGCAGTTTTAGTTGATCCTAATGATCCTAATAATAAAGATACTATATCTGAATTAGAAGCAACTATAGAAGCGTTGAGTTACATGACTCGTCTTTCTAAGTTAGCAATGAGGAACTGGGATTATATTGATCGTCAGGTTTCTTGGACTCCTGGTACTAATCAAGTTACTATTAGTGATACAAATAATATTGCTTTGGGTATGAGAGTTAGTGCTGGAAGAGCATTTCCTGAAGAAGCAAGAGTTATTCAGATTGTTGATGGTAGAAATATTAGAATTGGTAGAAAACTTTCTGATACAGAAGTAGAGAATATAAACTCTCTTCCTCTTTCAGAGACATCAGTAAATATTATTTCTGATAATACTACTATTGATAGTAATACAAATACAGTTAGTTCTATAACTCAAATTGGAGAAGATTTGTATTTTCGTATTGGAACATCATTTTATTATGCTTTAACACCAGCTGATTCTGTATTACCTTCAGATAATGCTCAGATGATATTCTCATTTAGTCCTCTTAATAATGGTACTTATTATGATGCATCATTATTGATTGAGATGAATAAGTCTGATATTATTACTTCTTCTGTCAGTGCTGTTAATACCAAATATCCATCTCATGCTGCTACAGGTTATACTGCTAAGTGTGAGAGAGATCTTGGATATTTAATTGATGCTGTTATATATTCTTTACGTTATGGTGGAAATGAGAAGTTGGTCAAATTTGGAAGAAGTTTCTTTATCGGAAATGATTTGACTCATTTATATGGTGAGTTGCCAGAATCTTTATATGCTTTCAATCAAGCAAGAGATTTTATGATAAAAGCAATGAGGAATCAAGGTGCTGTTACCGATACTTCAATTCGTATTGATACTCAGATTCCTTTATGTGCTCAAATTGAAAGTGCATTAGTAACATATATTTCTAGTGTTGAAGTTATTCTTGAGAGAGGAGTTAATGCTGTTGAATTAGTAAGACAAAATCCTAATGATAGTGGATATTGGTCAAATACTAAATCTTATACAAATATCAATATATTACCAGATCCAAAACTTGTTAATGGAGTATTGAAAGAGTGTGAAGATGTTTCTTCTGCATTAGATTCCTTATATGAAAATGCAAGACAAACATTGAATATTGGAGTTGGATCATCTGAAATATCTAAACCAGATTATATTAATAATGAAAATAATGTCTTTGAGTTATATTATACTGATGGAACTGCTGTTGATACTGAAGTCAACGAAGATCTATTTGTAGCATTAAGTGGTGTTTTACAACATACATCTGCTTATTATATTGATAGAACTAATGTACCAAATAAAATTGTTTTTGATGCACCACCTATTTGGGATCAGAATGATAATACAAAAACAGTTTATGAACCACTAGCTGTTGAAAAATTCTTTGCTCATGGAGTTGGTGCTTACCTTAGATGTACTATTGATACTAGTGATACTAGGGGATCCAACGGTCCTTTCTTAATTCTTGATTCTAAAGATCAATCTAAGATCATTAGTAGTCCAGAGTTTGCTTTAGTTTTCATAGATGGTGTTTTACAAAGAGAAAAAGATTCATATACCATAAATGGACCAACTATAACATTTACACGAAACCTTTATAGGGGTAATAATGTTGATATACTTGTTCTTTATGGAAGAGATTTAGATTCATCAATAAGTCTTTATGATTTTGAGTCTAATGAGTATTACAATGAGATTGTATTAACTTGTGATGCTGGATCTAATAATGATTTTGCTGCTTGGAAGAAATGGTTTGGATTATCACATGATGATCATCAAGTAGCATATCAAAAGATATCTGGCAAGAAGGTTTTTATAGGTAATGTAAAGACATATACTACAACTAATCAAAAGTTAATTATTACTCTTGTTGGAAATAATCCTGATATGGATGGATCATCAGTATTCTTCTCTGGCACAGACAATTTCTTTGGTGCTGAAGATTTTAATGATGAATACGAACTAACAGGAACAACTAATAATGTTTCTGTAGTAAGAAACGGATATGATAACTATAGAATGCAGAGAAACTCTGCTAGATGGTTATACGGAAGTAAGAGAGCAGATGAGTCTTTCTATGAAAAGCATAGAGGTAGTGCTAACTTAAGTGCTGGAGATTCTGTTAAAATTCATGGTGAAAATGACTATAGAACTATAAAAGAACTTCCTCAGTATGTAAGTCCTAAAACTTACAATGATGGTGATGAAGTATCAAATAGTTTCTTTGGATCTTGCTTCGCTACAAATTATTCTGGAGACAGAAGAGGAGAGGGTCTTACAGTTACATGTCAAGTAAGTGGTGGAAAAGTTTCTTCTATTACTTGGAATAAAACTAGTTATAATGCACAGAATCAAGTTGAAAAACGTAGTGATGCCAAGGGATATGATACTACTCCTATATTACATTTTATTCCTACTAATCAGAAAGGAGGAGGAGCAAAAGCTGAGGTTCTTGTATGTGACGGCGAAATTGTTGATATAGTATTAACAAATTCTGGTTCTGGTTATACTACTGCTCCAACAGTTGTTACTGCAAGACAATATGATATTATCAAACAACGTGGAAGAAAGATTGATAGTCTAATTAATATTAGGGTAGAAACTGAATTACTATACAACACTTTTCCTGGAACTATTATTCCTGTTGATATTACTCCTATTAGAGGAACTGATCCTGTTTCTCCAATTCCGCTTGATCCAAATCTTCCTGGTGATAAAAATCCAGACGGATATGTACGTTCTTCTTTAACATCTGCTAATCATATTCAAATTACTGAATTTATTAATAGAAGACTGGATGTACCTTCTCCTAAAGGTAAAACACTTGAAGTTAATAGGTATTTCCCAACAGTAGTTGATTCTGTAAGACTTCCAGATATATCACACACATCACAAGGAACAAGTATTTTAGAACTTGGTGCTTATGATGCACGTATGTTTAAACCTTTTGTTTGGATAACCGCAAAGGGTATTATAACAGTACCACCAGGTCCAGGACCAGGTCCAGGACCAGGTTTTCCTCCTGGATATCCAGGAAATCCTGATGAAAAGGTTTATATATATCAATTAGGATTCGTTGATCATCGTGGATTTGTAAAACCACCTCGTTTAGAGAATATGACAATGAGACCTTCATTCTTCCAGTGGGAAGGTGCTAAATTTATGAGTACAGGAGATATTTTATCTCCAGCAGGTCATTCCGTATCTGAATATACTATTGAAGAATTTGATAGATATGGATTCAATTTAATGCAATTTTCCGCAAACGCTTACTCTGGTTGGGCGGATGATGGATATTCATTTAACATAGGTTATCCAACTATTAATAACTACTTAAGTCAATTGGAAGTTGATAATCTACCATCTGAATTTCAGGGTGGATTCGTTAGAAATGGTGGTGTAATCTACGCTAATACTAGATTGTTCCCTTCCTCTGGAGTTATTTCTATCGGAAAAGAGAAAATATATTATACTAATAAATTAATTGATCGTTTCTTAGGATGTCAACGTGGATATGAAGGTTCTATCATAGAAGAGCATCCTATAGGATCTTATCTAAGAAACGCCTGAATAAATTATATAAATAAACCAGATTCGTTTTAAACACAAGAGCACTTGCAATGGCAGCTATTATTTCAGAAAAATTTAGAATCTTCAATGCGAAGCAATTTCTAGAATCACTTGGTGAAGCGGAAGCAACCAATATGTATTTCTTCGTTGGAAGATCCTCAAAGTGGGATGTTTACATAGAATTATACAATATCAGTGGCACTTTCCAAGTAGGAGAAACCGTCTCTGGCGGTGGATGGACTGCAACAGTTGCAGAAGTACATGCTAACAGTTTACTCTGTTCTAACGTACTTCCTACTTCTACTACCACTCCCTCATGGGGAACTACCATTACTGGTGGTACTTCAACCGCAACTGGAGTGTCTAGTATATACAGATATGCTACGGAAGAAATTCCACCACTGCCTTTAGATAATCAAATTGAGAAACAATCAGTTTATAATGAGTTAATTGCTGCCAAACGAATCAACGCTGATGCTGCTCGTCTTGTTATCCCTCGTTACAACTGGAATACTCAGATCAATCCTAAGTTTGATATGTACCGTCCAAACTATTCAGCAACTCCTGCTGGTGGTGGATCTATAGGTATACAAACTGCTCTTGGAAATAATGGACTAACAAGTGCTAAATTCTATGTTATGAATAATACATACGAAGTCTTTAAGTGCTTGTATAATGGTGAATCACCTGCTAATCCAACTGGTGTTAATGTTGTAGACGAACCAAAGAGTAATCCCACTGCTGGTCAAGGTACATTTGCAAATGGAGTATTCACTTCCGAGAACGGAAACTATATTTGGAAGCATTTATTTACTTTACCTACAGGTGATGTACTTGCTTTCTTATCAACAGATTTCTTACCAATTGCAGCTTCAACTGAAGCATCAAGAACTCAGGTAGAAGGATTAGCAGTTGATGGTGCAGTTCATGTAGCAGTAGTTAAAGATGCTGGTGCTGGTCTTCCTGCAACAGATACTTATTATGCAAAGATTATTGGTGATGGTACAGGTGGAATAGTTAAGTTCACTACAGATGGATCTGGTTCTATAACTGGTGCTTCAATTCAAGCAGCAGGTAGTGGATATACTTATGGTAATGTGTTGTTAAAGCAAGGAAATGTATTTACTGATGCAGCTGCAACTGCTGCTGTAGGTACTGTTAGTGCTTCTTCAACAGGTTCCATAGAAGCAGTTATATCTCCTGAAGGAGGTCAAGGTTCTAATGCGGATGCAGAACTCTTTGGTAAGAGAGTGATGACAAATGTTAGATTGACTTATGATGAAGGTCAGGGTGATTTCCCTGTAGATAATGACTTCCGTAGGATTGGTATTATCCAAGATCCAACTAATTGGGGAACTACTGCTAAAGCAACAAGTCTAACAGTACGTGGTACTCATGTTGTAAAACTTAATAATGCTACAGCAGATTATGTTGCTGATGAAGTTATCTCACAAGCTAATGCAGGTGGTACATCTAAAGGTACTGTCGTATCTTGGGATTCTACAAATGGTATTTTGAAATACTATCAGTCTCCTGATGTTCATACCGTTGATGGTAAAGTAAATGCATTCGTAGCAGATGCTGCTGTTGCTGTAGTTGGTTACACTTCAACTGCTTCTGGAACTGTTGATACTGCATCTGGCACTGTAGGAACACCAGTTGTTGTTACCGATATTTCACTTGTAGAAGGTCTTTCAAATCCTGAAATTGAACCTAACTCTGGAGATATAGTATACATAGAGAACAGAAGACAAATTACTAGAGCTCCTGACCAGATAGAGGACATCAAGCTAGTAATTGAATTTTAATTCTACCCGAAAAACTAGAGACAAAGTGAGATGCCTCAGAAGACGAACCTTAACGTAGCTCCATACTACGATGATTTTGCACAAGATAAGAACTTCTACAAGGTGCTCTTTCGGCCTGGATATTCTATCCAAGCGAGGGAGTTAACCCAGTTACAGTCTAGTCTTCAAAATCAGATTGAAAGTTTTGGTAAGTACGCCTTTAAACAAGGTGAACTTGTCATACCTGGTGAGGTAGGGTTTAATAATAAACTTAACTTTGTTAAATTATCTTCTGTATCTGAGATACCTATTAATGTAGATGGAAAGGTAGTCTACAAGAAATATGATATAACTCAATTAAAAGGCGAAACTCTTAAAGGTTTAACTTCTGGTGTTACGGGTATAGTAGTTGAAGCGAATATATCTACAGAAACTACCTCAGATCTTATATTTGTAAATTATACAAATAGTGGTGATGCAGGTAATGAGGATACATTTCGTCAAGGTGAGACCCTAGAGGTCGTAGATGGCGTTAATACACCACTCCTAGTGGTTGGAACCGATGGTAGTGTACTTCCTACTAGTATTTCTGTTACTAATCCTGATACACGAGAAACAACCTCGTTAGAGAGTCCTACGATGGGGTTTGCTTCTGCTGTTAAAGTGGAAGAAGGAATTTATTTTGTTAATGGATTTTTTGTTAGAACATCAGAACAACTATTAATAGTTGATAATTATTACAATTCTCCTTCTTCTAAAGTAGGGTTTAAAATTACAGAGAGTATTGTAACTTCAGAAGAAGATTCTTCATTGTATGATAATGCAATAGGATCAACTAATTATAGTTCACCTGGAGCAAACAGATTAAAGATAGAACTTCAGTTAGTTAAGTATTCATTGACTGAAATTACTGATAAGAATTTCATTCAATTATTATTAATTAAAAGAGGTTCTGTACAGAGTCAAGTAGTACAAACAGACTACAATCTATTAGAGAATACTCTTGCTAGAAGGACTTATGACGAGTCTGGTGATTATGTTGTTGAAGATTTTCCACTAGATGTGAGAGAATATTATGAACAAGATGGAAATTTTGGTGTATATTCTCTTGATGATCTTGGTACTGTAAATGGTTTGCCAACTAATGAAGCAAAAAATAAATTAGTAGCAAGTATCGGTCCTGGTAAAGCATACATTAAAGGGTATGAAATTGTTAATTCAGAAACTAAATATCTCCCTATTGATAAAGCAAGAGAAACTCTTGGTAGAGATGATATACGTTTAAAGACAACAGGTCTTCCAACATATAAGATTACAAATACTTGGGGTAGTGTTCCTTTAAATTCTGAAGGTGCTGATCTGATTGCGTATCCAAATGTATTCCTAACATCAACTTTTAGTGATGGAACTATTGGATTAAATGGAAGTGAGTTGAGTACTGATAGTAAGCAGACTTTATCACGTAGAGGACAATTATTTAATATAAACACAGCAGTTAAAACAATATATGTTAATATTGATCCTTCAATAGATTTAAATAATATTGATGTAACTAGTTCAACTCCAGTTGTTACAGATGATTTTAATAAAAGATTGCATTATCTTTCATTAACTGGTTTATGGATTACACAATCAAGATCTACAGCAAATTCTACTGCAATAGGAGCAAAAGTAGATGTTATAGGATATGCTGAAGTTAGTTTGTTAGATGTTAACAATTCTACTAGTGTTACTTACCTTGAAATAACTGTTACTGGTGAGAAAGATATTCTTGATGAATACTTATTGGAGTATGATACAGCATCAGCAGATAAATTTAGACAAGTTTTTAGAACTCAATCTGATGCTGAAGCAACATCAGCAACTCCTTTTGGAAGGATAGTTGATTATAATGAAACTATCACTCCAGTAATAGGAACAGTAAAACCAAGTAACTTCACTTTAATTGAAAGAGGTAATGGATTTAATCCAGATACAGATGTAGTTATTTCAAAAGGAAGAACATCTCAAGGAAATTCATCCTACAATACTACATTTGGGTTTTCATATTTTGATCCTCAATTCTTTACTAAGATCATTCTTGATGAACCAATAACAACTTTGGGTAGTTTTACTCCTGGACAGTATGTTTATGGTCTTGACAGTGGTGCTTATGGTGTTGTAGAAGGATCTACTAGTACCAAATATACATCACATAAGACCTTAATGGTCAAGACTCTGTTTGGAACATTTAAATCAGGTGAAACTCTTAAAGATGAATCAAATAATACTTTAAGAATTGCAAAAGATAATACAATTTCACATTTTATTGTCCCTAAAAGAGGACAAGATTATGTTTCTGGATCAACTCTTAGAATTGATGGTGTTGAATATGATGGATCTAAGATTGAATTACTTTTAAGTAGTGGTGGTGGTATTATTAACGCTACCATAAAAGATAGATCTAGTGTTTCTATTGAGTATTCACAACCACCAGTTGTGACTGTAGAGCAAGCTTCCACTGGAGGTACTCCAACTTCAGCATCTGTTGTTGTTCCAATTCTTATTAGAAATGCAGTAACAACTTATACTCCACAAAATGTTAAATCTTTATATTCAGAGTTTGGTGCTGGTGGTGTAAATTCTCATATATTCACTTCTGATGTTGATTTAAATAAGCAAAAGTATGCAGAAACAGTATCTGTTACTGATTTTACTTTTAGTGGTGATCAAGGAAGAAAGTATATTGAGTGTAATGGATTTGGTGGAGACTCAACTACATTTATTCAACAAGGTGATTTAATACAGTTTACTGATTCTACAAACAATGTAATACGTTCTATAGCACAAAGAGGAACAAAATCTGATGGTGTATTAAAGTCTAGAATTTATTTGGATTCTTCTCTTTCTTCTCCTGTTGTTAATGCCAGTGTTGTAAGAGTACGTCCATCAATTGATAATTTCAATCAAGGAGCACTTTTATACAAGACAGGAACTAATCAAATTAGTTCTATTGTAGATAGTAATGAAAATTCCAAAATCAAATATTATCTCAGAAGAGATTTTATATCACAGGGTGTTGGTGGTTCTGGTAAAATTACATTCTCTGCTCCACTTCCATTTGGTACACAGAGATTTGTTTCATTCACCGAAAGTAATTTCTTAGTTACTATTCTTGATCCAGGCGATGCTCCTGATGTTTCTAAAGGTGACATTGTATATGTTACTTCAGAACAAGTTGTTATTGAGTCATCAACTGATTCTGCAACTGGATTAACTGCTGGTAGTGTAAGATTAGATCTACCTTCTACTTATTTTGGTGGAACTGGTTCTTATACAAATTATCCGAAACTTAAACTTACTGCTACATTGGAAGTAAGTAAAGCAAAACCAAGACTTAAAACATCAATTACTGATAAGAGAATTGTTATTGATTCTATTGGTGACACTATTATTCCTTTCCGTGGAAGGGATTATGATACTGATGCAATTGAAACATATAGTTATGCTGATGCATATAAACTCAAGTATGTTTATGAAGGATCTGTAACTGAAGCTCCTGTAGCAGATAAAAATGGAAATTTGGTTACTGGTACTGATGTTACATCAAGATATACTTTTGATGATGGTCAAAGAGATACAATATATGATGTCTCAAGAATTATATTAAAACCTGGATATGATGTACCATCTGGTAAATTATTAATTGCTTTTGATTACTTTGATCATACTTCTGGTGATTTCTGTACAGTTGATTCTTATTTACATGAAGCAGGTGTTGGTCCAGAAGAGATTCCTTCTTACAATTCTCCTGCAATAGGTAAGATATCTTTAAGTGATGTTCTTGATTTTAGACCTAAAGTTGATAATGATGCTATTGTATCTGGTTTTTTAAATACATCATTATTATCTGCTAGTAATACAAGATCATTTACTGGTGCTGGTGGTATTGTTTGTAGTACTCCTGCACCAGATTCTAATTTAGAATATACTTTTGGTTTCTCACAATCTCAATATCTTGATAGAATTGATGCTGTATTCTTAAATAAGAATGGTCAATTTATTATCAAACAGGGTAATTCTTCATTAAATCCATCTAAACCAGATTTAGTAAGTGACTCTGTACCACTATACTATGTTTATGTACCTGCTTTTACAACATCTAATAAGGATGTAAAGATTGTTCCAGTTGACAACAAACGTTATACAATGCGTGACATTGGTAAATTGGAGAAACGTATTGAGAGACTAGAATATTACACAACATTAAGCATTCTTGAACAACAAGCATTGAATATGCAGATCACTGACAGTATAGGTCTGACAAGATTCAAGAGTGGTTTCATTGTGGACAATTTTGAGACTCATAAGATTGGATCTCTTCAATCACTTGATTATAAGTGTGCTGTTGATACACAACAGTCTGTATTAAGACCTCAATCTAAAGAGGATTCATTTAAGTTAGAAGAAGTTAATACTAGAGATGATCAAAGATCTATTTCTGGATATAAGAAAACAGGAGATCGTATCACTCTTCCATATACTGAATTAGAAGTACTTGGAAATAACTTTGCTACTAAAACAATTAATCCAAATCCATTTGTTGTTATTCAATATGTTGGAGATTCATTTATTTCTCCTAATGTAGATTCTTGGTATGATAATAGTGTAGAACCTCTTGTTGTAGATAACAATACTAATCTTTATTCTATTTTTCTTGCGAAGAATGAAATAAGAGATGCATTCTCAAGTCTTTATAACTCATATAAAATTAACTGGATTGGAGCTAACAAAGCATTCTTTAATATAGGATCATTTGGTGACGTTAATACTACTGTTGCAGATTCTAGAGTTACTGATGCTTCTATTGCTAGTTCATCAAATGTTAGTTTACAAAACAATGAAGTTGGTAAAGGTATTAATACAAAGGGAATTGGTACTAGTGTAGTTGCTACATCATTGGCATTCTTTGCTAGAAGTGTACCAGTTAAATTTAAAATTAATAGACTTAAACCTAATACTATCATTCATGTTTTCATGGAGGGTAAAGATATTTCTCGTTGGGTAAATCCAGATTTAAATTATAGTGGAATTGCAGGTAGTTCTTTAACTACATTTAACAACAAGGTAACAACTGATGATAATGGTAATGCTAGTGGAGTAATTTTAGTTCCTGCTGGCAAACCACCAAGAGAAAACGCTACATGGAATGGTAATATTGATGATGTTGTATATGATAGTGAAGGTGACGAAGTAAGGTTTACAACAGGAACATTAACCATAAGATTTACATCAAGTTCTACAAATGCATCTAAAGATATTGTAGAAAGTTTTGCTGAAACAAAATATTATGCTACTGGATTGCTACCAGAAAATCCTTCTTCTATTGTTTCTACCACTCCTGCATATTTTAAAGCTAATGAAGGTAAGCAAGTAACTGATAGTAATACAGAAAACCCAATTAAACCAAATCCACTTGCTCAAACATTTAGAGTTGAGAATTTTGAAGGTGGTATGTTTGCTACTGGTATTGATTTATTCTTCTCTCAAAAGAGTTCTAATATTCCAATCAGAGTTTATTTAACTGACATTCAAAATGGTAAACCAGGTAAGAATATTATTCCAGGAACACAGAAAGTTATTTCTCCAGAAACATATCTAAGAGTTGTTGCTAGTGATACTCTTTATATTACAAAGGATGAAATTATAACAGGATCAACTTCAGGTGCTTCTGGTCCTATATCAAAAGTATATGATAAGAATAATATTGAAGTAACTGTATCTTCTATTGGATTATTTACTTTAAATAATGATCAAGTTTATACATTAGTTCTTAATAACAACAATGGTATTTCTTTCATACAAGATGAAACATTATCAATACCATCCTTAATCGCTTCTAATAATCAAAATAATACTACATTATCATTAAAGATAGCAAAAGATTCTGGTTCTATTTCAGAACTTCGTATTACTAATACTGGTTCTAGTTATGATACAGCTTTATTAACAATTGAAAGTCCACAACTTCCAGGTGGAGGTACTGCTACAGGAACAGTTAGAGTTTCTGGAGGAAAAGTTTATCATTCAGAATTGATTTCTATAGGATCTGAATACACAGAACCACCTGCTGTTGTTGTTAGAGGAACAGGTACTGGTAATTCAGGAGCAGAAGTACAATCTATAGTTGATATCAATAATCCAGCAGTTAGAATGGGTATTGCTACTGATCAAACTGGTATTACAAATTCAACAGTTCCAACTAACTTTAAGTTTGATTATCCTACTTATTTACAGGATGATACTGAGTACGCTCTTGTTCTTGAAACAGATTCAACTGATTACCTTGTCTGGGCTTCTAAGTTGGGTGAGACAGAGATTGCGACTAGTACAACTGTTACAACACAACCTGCTCTGGGTTCTCTCTTTAAATCTCAGAATACTAGTGCTTGGACAGAGGATCTATTTGAAGATCTTAAATTTAAGATGTATCGTGCTGAATTTGATATTACAAAAACAGGAGTGTTACATCTAACTAATGAGAATCTTGGATACGAGACTCTTGGTATAGATTCTATTGAGACAAATGCATTATCTGATACAACTGCAACATCAAATTTATTTAAAAATAATAATTTCGTTGTTAAAATAAATCATTACGATAATGGATTTAGTACTGATAGTACTTCACATGTATTCTTTAAAGGAGCAGAATCTACTGGTGGAATAACATCTTCTCAGTTAAATTCAGAATTGTTTAAAGTAGATAATGTAGGTATTGATAGTTATAATATTACTTCTAACAATAGAGCTACGGCAAATGCATTTGGTGGTGGTACAACTGTACTAGCATCTTATAATAGAAAGTTTGAGAAATTACATGCAATTATTCCAAATCTTTCTTTTAGTCAAACCAAAATTGATTCTTCTATTAAAACAACTAATATTTCTCCTGTAGATGATAATATTGGTACATATGTATCATATACACAATCTGAATATGAAAAGACTTTCTTAAATGAAGATTTCTTCTTTATTAATCAAAAGGTAATTGCTTCTAGAATTAATGAAACAGTTAATGGTATTGATAGATCATTAACATATAAACTTGACCTTTCAAGTAATGTTTCTCATTTATCACCACTGGTTGATTTATCTAGATCTTCTATTAAAACAATTACTAATAGAATTGAAAATTCAAAAGGTAACGAATCTAGATTTGGACGTAGAGATCAAATATTAGAATTTAAACAAGTCTACACATTCCAATTAGATGGAATAGATACTGGTTCTGGAGAATCTATTACAGATCCAGCAACAACAAAACAAACTTTATCTGGAGAAACTACAAAAGCTTTTGGAGATATTGTTAAAGTTACTGGAACAACTGTTTGGGTTAAGTTGAGTACAGTAAATTCATTTGCTCCTGGCGAGAAAGTAGTATTTTCATCTGATACTTTTGCATCACAGTCTGGTGCTGGTAATGGTGTTACTGTTACTTTTGGAAGTATATCAGAAGTAGTACCACAAATACCAAGTACGATATCACCAAAAATAACTATTACTGGAAGATATCCATCTGATTCATCTGTGAAATACACAGATAAAATTTCTGGAACTGTAATCATTTGGAATGCAAAAGAAAAACAATTGGTATTATCAAATCAGAAACAACCTATTGATAATGATTACACAAGTTCAATTACTCAAGGTACTAATTTTATAAGAACTGCTACACAATCTAATGATATATTCCGTGTTGGTGATTATATTTCATGGGAAAGTCAAGATGAATCTGAAGCAGATTTTGTTGAGATATCTAAAGTATCTTATACAAATGGAATAGACTATACATCTGATATAAAATCAAAAAATAGTTCAAGTATTGCTAAATATGTAACTAAAGAAGTTGGAATACAAAATCCTGGAACTTCTGTTAATGTTAAATTAACTGCTAATACTGATGATGTTGAAAATATTAGAGTTTTATATAGAATTAAAAAGTCTTCTTCACAAGAAAACTTTGAAGATATTGAATGGGTATATTTCAATGGTGATGGTTCACAAGATGTTGATGTAATTGCAACTGCTGAGAATTCTATTAGTGGAATTACTGAGAAGCAATCTTCATATCAAGAATTATCATATAGTATTGATAACCTTCCTGAGTTCTCATCATTTGCCATCAAGGTCGTAATGAAATCAAACAACCCCGCATTTGTACCGAAGATCCAAGATCTACGGGCTGTAGCATCATACTAAAGGATCCCCATCATGTCATTAAGAAACGTAGCAACATCATTCACAATAGAACAGCAGAGGTTAGAGATTAATGCTCTTGCTGGAGATGTCAATAACATAGCAATAGGAGTAACCAATGTTGGTACTGCTGCCACTGCTAATGCCCTTGCAGCTGGTGCAACTGGTGCTGACCTTACATTGAGTGGGACACTCACAGTAAATGGATCTCAGACGATTCTGAACACTGCCACACTTGAGGTGGAGGACAAGAACATTGTCATTGCTAAGGGATCTACAACTGATGCTGCTGCCTCTGGGGGAGGTATAACTCTTAAGGGTGCAGATGACA